ACGCATATCTGCCGTCTTTGACCCCAACACTTATGAGATTGAAGTATGGGGTCTTGACGACGCTGAATGTTATGCGTGTGGTGCTAAACTTACAGCACCTTGTCCAAGTGACCACCCTGATAACGAACAATCAGAGACTTACTAATACCAACCTTTACGGTTATGAAACGATAACGCTGAACAAGGTGTGTCATACCTGTGTTTAATATATTCGAAGCCTCTATCAACCTGTTCAGGAACTTTAGTTCCGTGTTCAGTCTTTAAGACTTGGAACAAACCATATGCTGATGACCTTGGATTATCTGCACGAGGATTCCAACTTGACTCACGAAAGATTAACTCGTCTAAACACTTCCATTGACGCTCAGACCAACCCTCATTCTTTGATGCACTACGCACATATGAACGAGATACATCCTCTGACCAACGAGGAACCTCAGGTTGAACTGGTGAAGCAAACAATAACTCTAACATCTGACCTCCAGATTATTTGTTATTTGTTATTACATATTAGCAGACTCTCTGATGAGTCTGCGTTACTTGTTGTTATGTATTTCAATTATAACAACTGTTTTGTTTTCTTGTCTGTGACGACACACCGTGTGTCTTATGATGGTGTCGTCGGTGTTTATGCTACTATGAATATGTCGCTGGGGCTTGCTGACCTCTTTCACCCAGCGTACTTCAAAGAGGTAACAGGTTGGGTCTCTCCTCCGTTCTCACCTGTTACCTCGTCTAATTCTTAGGAGGAATTATGTTAAAGGTTAACGGCTATGAGGTCCCAGACCACGTTTCATATTCAAGTTTAACTACTTGGTTAGGATGTGGATATCAGTATTACCTTTCTCGTATTCAAAAGGTTGAGGAACAACCTGCTGTATGGTCGCTTGGTGGTAGTGCTGTTCACCTTGCAACAGAGAACTATGACTTACAAAAGTGGGAGGCAGAACAATGAACGAACAAGAACTATTCGATGGGTTATCACAGTTAATACCTGACTTAAAGAAAGCAGAGAATGAGTATTCAACTTTTGATTGCACATCAGAAATACTTAATGCTTTCATTGAATTAAAATGTAGGCATACACATTACAATACTTTGTTGATTGAGAAATCAAAGTACGCTCGCCTTGTTGGTGAAGCAAGATTAAAAGGAATGATTCCTTTATACATTAACTCAACACCTGAAGGTGTTTGGTCATTTAATCTGGATAAGTTTGATATACTTTGGTCAGAAAAAGATAACCTACCTGTCACAACAGAGTTTGAGAATACTGATAAGACAACTAAGGTAATAGGTTTTCTTCCAGTAAAAGAAGGTGACCAACTATTTTGGAAATAAATAAACTTTGGGATGCTGCGTGGGCTGAAGAAGTCAACAACATCAAACAAGTACACGGTGAAGATTTTCAATTAGAAACTTTACGTCAATCTGTACGCACAACTAAGGCTAACCCTGATGGTGAGAACGCTAAGTGGTGGTACGAGAATGGTCTAAAGTTTGTTGAGTCTTGGGTTCAATGGCGTGAAGGTTCAGGTTGGAAAATCTGGACAACACCTCAAGGTAAACCTGCTATTGAATTGAAACTTGAAATAGAAGTCGGTGGTGTCTATATGATGGGTGCTGTCGACAGAGTATTTGTTACACCAGATGGTGAACTTGTAATCCTGGATTTGAAAACAGGATTAAGAACACCACAATCAGACTTGCAATTATCCATATACGCCTCAATGATGGAACGTGCTATAGGTGTACGCCCCTCATATGGTGCATACTGGATGGCAAGGCAAGGAACAACAACACCACCAATATCACTAGAGGCTTTAAGCCTACAAAAACTAGATGAACTTGTGGCATTGTTTCAGAAGGCTAGAGAAAATAATATCTACCTTCCTAACTTTGACACTTGTAAAATGTGTTCTTATCAGGAACATTGTTATTGGAAGAATGGAAGTCAAGCACTTCCGATTGGAGAAATAAATGTCAAGTGAATCAGCATATGTTGCCAACGTTAAAAGTAAACTTGGAACAATTGTTACCGTTCGTGGTGATGATTGGACTTCGTTCTCTAAGAACGTTAACGACGCTGTTGCAGGAGAAATCGGTAATGTTGTTGGTGCATTAGAAGAAGCCTTCTTAGGTCAAACTAATGAATCAATCGCTCAAGCATTGAGCGCATTGAATCCAACACCAGTACAATTTGCACCAGTACCACCACCTGTGGCTGGTATTGCACCTGCACCTGCTTGTGCACACGGACCAATGGTTCGACGCACAGCCAAACAAGGACCTCGTGCAGGTAAAGACTTCTGGGCTTGCACAGCACCAATGGGTTCACCAGAAAAATGTAAGACAGTTAATATCTAAGGAACTAAATGAGAACATTAGTTAGAACAATTGGTAAAACAGAATCAGGTGGTGAACCATTACCATCTGTGTTCAATACTTTTGATGTGTCAAAAATTATTTTAAGACGCAGCGAAGTATCAATGTTTGCTGGTGCACCTGGTGCAGGTAAGTCAACACTTGCATTAGCCATTGCATTAAGAACCAAAGTTCCAACTTTGTACATCTCAGCAGATACAGGCGCACACACAATGAGTATGCGCCTGTTCTCAATGATTACAGGTAAGAGTCAAGAGGAAGCAGAAAGAATAATCACAGAGGATATGGAACTTGCTAAGAGAGAACTCTCAAGAACAAGTCATATCAAGTGGGCATTTGATGCTGCGCCAACACTTAACGATATTGATGAAGAAGTATTAGCATTTGAAGAAGTGCACGGTGAAAACCCACACTTGATAGTGCTAGATAACTTGATTGATATTACTGATGGTGGTGGTGAAGAATGGTCAGGTATGCGTGCAGTTATGAAAGAAATAAAATATCTTGCACGAGACACCAACGCTGCGATACTTCTACTGCATCACACAAGTGAAGCATTTGAAGGTAAGCCTTGCCCACCTCGTTCATCTATTCAAGGTAAAGTATCACAACTACCTGCTCTTATTTGTACGATGTCACAAACAGATAATGGTTTTATGGCTGTTGCACCTGTAAAGAATCGTTATGGTAAAGCAAACGCTTCTGGTAATGAAGCAGTATTCCTGTCATTCTCACCAGAGTATATGTATTTGGCTGACCCTAAAGAAGGACTATGACAGATACAGATACTGACCAAGGATTTGTATTCAGTCCTTGTATGAGTTGCAAAGAACGACACGCTGGTGTGGTTTACAAGGGCTGGATATTACTCTGTGAAAAATGTTATTTGGACTGGGAGAATCAAGACAATGAATAAAGTTGTTAACCCTTGGCAAGACTGGGTTGAACCTGTCTTGTTTAAGTTAAGTGTAATCTTTTTCGTTGCAACAATTGTTATTGGATTGATTATAAGTTTATGAGAAATGAAGATGGCAGATGCTATATCTGTTCATCTATTTGGTATTGCACTTGCAACAACGAATCGAATATAGGTGAAGATGAGTACTCCAAGTAAGCGTAAAGGTTCAGGGGCTGAACGAGATGTCGTTAAATACCTACAGAAAAAAGGGTGGAAGTATGCAGAACGCAGGTTGGCAGGGGATAAGAACGACAGGGGCGACATTGCTGGCGTACCTGGGGTTTGTTTTGAAATCAAGAACCACAAAACGTTCGACTTGGCAGGCTGGACCAAAGAGTTAGAAGTTGAAATCAAGAACGCTAAAGCAGACACAGGTGCTGTGATACATAAACGTCGTGGCACAGGTGATGTTGGCAAATGGTATGCAACAATGCCAGTTGAAACTCTGATAGAGTTACTGAAGAAAGCAGGATACTAATGGTCTCTCCAATCTCTAGAGTCCTGTCGCATTACGGTGCTAAACAAGTACCAACAGGAAACGGTTGGAGAAAAATCAACTGTCCGTTTCATCCAGATAGACACGCATCAGCAACAGTTAACAATGATGTAAATGCTTTTAACTGTTTCGCTTGCGAAGTATCTGGTGACCTATACAAAATAATAATGATACAAGAAGGGATTGATTTCCGTGAAGCAAAATCAAGAGCAGAAGAAATTACTGGAACAAGCGACATCACATTATCAACGAGCAATAAACTTGGCAGAAGGATATCTAACCAACAGGGGTCTATCTCTGCAAGACGCAGAACACTTCCGTCTGGGGGTAGTACACCAACCACTCGTAGGTCACGAGGCTTATGAAGGTCGCCTTGCTATTCCTTACTTAACACCAGCAGGTGTTGTTGATTTACGTTTCCGTGCAATCAATCACGAGGAACCAAAGTATTTAAGTTTACCTGGCTCTGAAACAAGACTGTATAACGTTAACGCATTGTTCAAAGCAACCGATTGGATTGCTGTATGCGAAGGTGAAATAGACACAATCACTTTAACTAAACTTGGTATACCAGCAGTAGGTGTTCCAGGTGTTAAGAACATTAAGTCACACCATTATAGAATCTTGGCTGACTTCCAACGCATCTATGTGTTTGCTGATGGTGACCCTGCAGGTAAAGAGTTCACTAAAGAACTCGCACGTAAAGTTTCTGGTGTTACACCTATTGCAATACCAGAAGGTGAAGATGTTAATAGTCTATTCACTAAGCAAGGCTCTGATTGGTTCAAAGGAAAGGTAGCAGCCTAATGTATGATGAAACAAAATTTGCTGAATTAACTTACAATTACACAGATGGTTTAGCAGAATTACTAATCAGAAAACAAAAAGACTATGGTCCAAAGAATATATCTCAATCTCCAGGTGGACCATTGAATGGGTTAAGAGTAAGAATGTTTGACAAACTTGCTCGTATCAATAACCTTGTTGAAACTGGAGCCACGCCAGAGAATGAATCTTTACGTGATTCGTTTATGGACATAGCAAACTATGCTATCATCGCAATGATGGTGCTAGATAAACAATGGGAAGGCGTTGAATGAAACGCATTGTAGTCTTATCTGATATGCAAATACCTTTGC